GCTGCCTTACCAGTATCTTTATTATGTTTGATATCAACGTTCCAATCAATATCATTGGTATTGATAATGTCACCTATGGGAAATCTATTTAATTTTTTATTTAATTTTTTATATTGTTGTTGAAATTCGTTATCATCTAATATTTTTGTTAGAGTACCATAACTATCTAATATCAGATTTGGGGTCACTAAAATATTACCAGTAATGTCATCACATGATGCATCATCTTCGTCAAGCCAGCACTTGAATTGATCTTTTCCTTGAATGTCTTCGTTCAACCAAACATTGTGGTGGTAGTCTTCATTAATGAAATCAAACTCGTATTCTGGTTTGATATATTCGATGCCATTTGTAGACCACGGCGACTTATCATTTTGTTTGTGCATTGCTGAATTTATGTTTTCCGTAACAAATGTAAAATATTCTCCATGCTCACACTGATTCCTTCTATTAGATTTTTTATATGTGATGGCTTCAAGTTTGTGTGTATTGTCATTGAGTATATGCATTGAGCTAAACATATCTTCACGTGTAATACCATTTGGCATTATAATAGTACGGTCGTAAAAATCTTTAGCAACTGATGTAAAACATCTATGAGTATAATTTAAAAACTGCTGTTCAATTGATTGAGGGTCTACTATATACTTTTCTATTTCAGTAACACCATAACTAAAATCATATTGACTAAATGATTTAAAGTAATTTAACGCATCTTTTAATTCAATCAATAGTGTGAGTGCCGGAGTGCTATGATACATGTTATTCCATATTGTATGATCCAGTGATATTTTTAAATAAGGAACTCTGTCATATAAGCTGAATATATAATTTTTCCATTGCTCGACCCAGGGCTTATCCAAAAGTTTAATTTTTATTTGCTTTTCTACTCCAAAAGGATCAACAAAATCTATTACTAACATTAACCCCACCTTAATTCAAAATGAATAGCGTCACGCTCATCCTTAAAATAGAAATCCATATAATCTACAGTGGCATGTGTGGTAAATTTATCACCCGGTAAACCAAACTGTTCCATGGCCCAAGCACAGGTTTCATTCCAATCTATAATATCTCCCTTTTTCCAAGGTATACGAACTCTAGTACCCGCCTGCATTTAATAATTCCTTAACTTGTTTAACATTCTCTGGTTCACGATTGAACTTAATCTTCCATAGTTCTGGATTGATGTAATCAATTATCATGGCAATGTGTGCTTCGTTCAGTGTATCTAAGAATTTCAAACCACTATCAGATTGATAAAGAATCCATGGACTTATCTTTCCTTTAGTAATTTCGTAACATATCTTATTTACACTACCATAACGCAAATAGTCTTTGCTTTGTATATGTTCTATTTGAGAAAGATCAATAGATGTGTGAATACTTCTAGTAATTGCGTCTAGCGGGTCTTCAACACGCAAGTATTCAATTAAGAACTTAGTGTAATTAGTATCTTTTGTCCATGTGTCAATGCTAATTTGATTCTTTAGCAACCAATCTGCATATCTACTGACATTGATAACATTAACATTTACACAATAAGTACCAAACTTTACAAAAGCAGTATAGTATGCACTTCGAATAAATTCTTCATAAGTTTTATTCTTTTTACCAGCAGTATTCTTTTTGTAAAATTGTAACCAAGATTGAAAGCCTAAACGATTGCCTTGCAGGTCTTTGTTTAACCAACGTTGCTTATTTTCGCATAGATGTTTAACTACAGTAGATTTTCGTAGGAATTCTCTATTGCAGAATTCACAACCGAATACTTCTGCCTTATCAATTTCCTCTTTCTTTTTCATACTGTTTAATGTCTTCATTGGTTATCATCTGTGCTAGAACTTCGATATCACTTTGTTTTAGATTAGGATATGTTGTAGCTAGATAACATTTCTTTTTATGATCTGCTACAAATGAGTTTGCAAATTCTGCGATATCGTCTATATTTGCTTTAGGATAAATTTTAGTAAAATACTCTTTAACGTCTTTAAGTTTTGCAGGTTCTCTTAATGTACGAATACTTACACCTAGTTGAGGTACCCATTTGTGATCTTGTTTTCCTAATCCGGGACTGATAGTACATAGCATGTACCACTGTAATTTAGGATGTTTCTGAATGTTTTCATTGAACAAATGTTTGTTTGCATGACAATCGGTACTGCGTAAATAGTAACCTTGAAGATCGCCGGCGCCTCTAATAGCACTCATCCAATGAGTCATCATGTAGGGCACAAATTTCTTTTGTTGTTCTTCTGTTAACCTATCATAATATCCATAGTCTTTTCGGTCCATGGCTGCAAGTGCTTCAAATAAATTGAAGTCTTGTCCTTCAAACTTCTCATCAGTTGGAGTATTCTTTTTTGTTGCCATTAGAATGCCTGACTATAATCTACAATCTCACAATTACGACTAATCTCTTTTACAAAGTATACACATCGTGGCTTAATACCATCATCAATCGGTACACACAAGAACTGACCATTCTTTAGTCTAGGGGCATACCAGGTAACATCATGATATATGTCTACTATCTCTATGGGCAAGAAGCTTGGGCTAAATGCACTGAGTGGGTTGAACTCAAACGCATTGAACCCTCTGTCATTGATACTAGTCAGTGGTAATGTTTCTAAGTCACCATGCTCTTGTTCTCCGATCAGTATCTGCCAATCTACTGGCATCTTGATTGTTTGATTACCAATCTTTAATACAAGTGCTGGGCTGTTAAATGATTCTAAAAAGATCAATGGTATATAATGATAGTCTACATTGCTTGGGTTACTGTTGTCTAGTATTGCAAAACGCAAGTCATCAATTTCTTCAGGCAATGTTTCTAAGTTATAGTATTCGTTTTCGAGGGTTAATATTCGCATAGTAGTATTGTAACACTTTTTTATCTGTAAGTCAACTTTTCAATATCAAACGGGTAATTTGCTTCTTTATAAAACGTTTTACGTTGCGTTAAGTGACGTTTAGCAAACTTACATGAACTTGTTATGTCCCAGATTTGTACAAAATCTTTATCCTCTGCTTTACGAATTCCTCGACCGATGCTTTGGATAACACGGACGAAGGATTTTCCAGGTTCAATGAGAACCAGATTAAAAATACGAGGTATGTTGATACCAACAGCGGCGACACCATAAGTAGCAACAATGATTTTATTTGTGCTGGTTGCAATTTCATCATATTCTTCTTTTCTATCAACTAGGTTTGTAGCACCACTGACAAAAACACTATCGGGTAATCTACTAACAATCTCTTTACCTGCATTCACTCTATCAACAAGGACCAACACATTACCACTTTCTTTGATTTTAAGAATCAATTCAGAGATAGCATCAAGTCTATGTGTATCCTCAAGCAAATGTTTAAGTTCACTTTGATAGTTAGTGAACTCTACTTCATCTTTCAATTGCACAATGTTCACGTGACATTGTGCTAGTACACCTTGATCTTGTAATTCACTTGCGCTCAGTTTACCGATCAATTGACCTAGACTAACATAGATTGACTGTGCTTCATACTTTGCTTTAGGAATAGTTCCCGTCAACCCCCAACGAATGGGCACTTTAGAGAATACACCAGTAAGCAATGTTTTGAGTGCGTCTGCTTTAGCCATGTGAACTTCGTCAACCATAATACAAACAACACCTTCGATGAAGTCTCCGATCTCTACTTCTGCTTCACCTGCTTTTGTTTTCTTAAGCATGTTATTCAGACTCTGCCAAGTACAGATAGTATGTGTCTTATTGTATTCCTTACGATCACCAAAGTATACACCAACATCTAATCCTAAATTAATGTAGTCTGCTTCTGTTTGGGTGACTAACGACTTGTTTGGAACGATAACGATACTACGACCATACTTCTCAACACTATAACTAAGTGCGGCAGTCATCAACGTTTTACCTGCACCTGTAGCAATCTCTTGCAATGATTGTGGATTCTTTAAGAAGCTGTTAACGATACTGATTTGATAGTCACGTAGTTCAACTGGTTCACCTTCTTTGGGATGACCTTTAGGCCAATTCTTGTGTTTGAATGTAGCCTCGGACACTTCAGCAAATTCGAATGTTGTTTGATAATCTCTAGTATCATCCAATTCAATATCATATCCTGCTTGATCCAATAGTGGTAGAATCTCAGGTAATAGATTAATGTATGTGCTACCACCTAATGCAAAATAACTTGCTTTACCATTCCATCTGCCTAGTCTGACAGCAGGCAAATAACGTGCGCCAGGTATCTCATATTCAAACATCTTCATCAGTGTCTTGCGATCACCTAACTCAAGTCCCTCAAGCTTGACATTTACTTCATCTCTAATTACTAATTTACATTGTTTCATTTAGGTCCTAAATCTATTGGTTCCGAGTTTACAAATCTGATTGTTTTAAATAATTTCATGGGTTTTTCATTTGATAACGAGAACACACCCTTCTGATATACTATAACAGGATTGTCATAGTTAATCAACTCATTAGGATTTTTACATATATTGAGCAAAGTCTTATCAATGTCGATTGTATTTCTAGTTAAAAAGGACTTTGGTTCTGTGATTGCATCACATCCAAATTCTTTTAACCAAGTCATTATTGTATTTACATCACGTATTTCTGCTTGAACTTCAAAAGTTGAAGCAAACTTTATCTTTTCCAAAGACTCTGTTTCTAAAAAATGCGTAGTGACCGATTGATCTACATTGATCCCATATTTAACCAAGGTAGCTACAGTTTTTAAGTTGTCGGTAAGCTCAATATCCTTTATTGCATTGTATAGAGGTTCATTGAGTGCGGCAATGTAATAGTGATTGTTCTTATATACTAACGTCGGTACCCAATATTTAATAGATTCATATTCGCTAAGACTGTTGATTATTTGTGTAACAGTATCACAATAATTTAACACCTCATAATAGTCTGCGGATAAATACATCAACTGTTTTAATACTGTAGGACTATAGTCAGCTTCGTGCTGTCTTTTGTCTCTATGCCATGTTAAGGTATACAGTGATGTTTTTCTAAGTGCTGTTAAAAAGTTTTTATTATATGGCGAACGAAAAATAATTTTATTATTTTCTATAACAATTGATGCACCGGTGTATTCAGGTATACT